CTTAACCCCTTGTTAAACACCAACCCCTTATCATACCTATCACTTAGGTTGTCCCTAAACCCCCAGAAAATCTCATCCTTTTCTACCAGATAAATACCACTAAGTCTATTGTATTCATAACCATTAAGGTACTTGGTTTCTATATTATCGCTAATCTTTTTTACTACCATCCCGTTTTCTACAGCAGCTCTTAACTGGCCCCTATAAACCCCGGAGGCATCTCCAAAGAATATATTATTCCCCGCTGTTACGATACTCCAGTGACTTGTCGTACCATTCTTATCATGCACCATTATTTGTTCTACAGTATCACTGGCTGGGTCCCCCTCGGTTAGGATATGCACACTGGTGGTTTTAACAACGGTAAGGAAGTCATTAAATTTTCCTAATCCCATAATCCTTTCTCTGTCGTTATCATTAGAGAAAGAAAAATAAGAGCTAGCCCCCCAGGTTGTTCCGTCCAACAGATCAGAGGCGAACACAATAAAGGGGTCTAAATCACAACCGGTTGCCATCAACCTATTATCATAAACCATAAGGTATCTAGGATTGCTATTAGACCTGAATACCGAGGTGGCTCTATCTACTGTGGTTCCATCATACTTTATAAAGTCAGTACCGTTAGCTAGGAAACACCAGGTCTTTCCAGTCCCATCCTGGAAGGTAGCCAGACTAGGTCTATCCTTACTATTGATGTCAGCAAATTCCTTAAACGTACTAGTTAGTTCATCCCAATAAAACCACTTCTCATCTGTACTTACTAAAACAGTCCTTGTTACCCCGGAACCATTCGGCCTAACAAACTGGTAGATAGATTCAATAGGGCCACCTAACCCAGTTGTGTTCAGCTTTCTTAGTCCTCTCCTAGTACTTGCAAAGCCATTACTATCTAGGTGACAGTTCCTAAGTACACCCGCCTGATCTGGGAGCAAACTAAGACTGTTCTTATTATAATTGGCTCCCCCTCTTAAAGGGGGAACCCTTATGCTTTTGGTAGGAACCATATTAGTTCTCAACTGTATCATTATTAGTGGAAACAATATTGAGCTTTTTAGAAGTTACTTTAGTCACAACCTTAGGTTCTACTACCTTCCCAGATCCACTATGAAAAACTATTTCCTCCTTAGCCTTTTCCCTCATCTCAAGGATGAGCATTCTCCTATTTATTTCGCTCTCAGTAATACCGTTACCCCCCAATAGGCTGGCCGGTTCAATTCCTAACTTCTCCAATCTTGGGTCAGTAGGTAGTACATTAAAATCATTACCTGTAGGAATAACCTTTTCCCTCCCAACAATCTTAGCCCCAACAATAATCTCTTTCTCATAAGCTGAAGTATCCACTTTCTACCTCCCAATCTTTCTAACGTGTTGAGTTTCTTGCTTACTATACTGTTGTAAGCACTCTTCCATCTCGTCGTAACGTTCTTTAATCTGGTAACTAATCTCATTAATATCCATATCCAAACTGACTCTCATACTACGACCAGCCTCTAAATGGATTAAATCCTGGAATCTTGGCCAAATAGGAGGAATTACGCTAACAACTGTAGTCGCCCCAGGATTACTATCCCAGGCACTATCTACCAGAAAGGTTCTTGTGCTCCCAACAAAATCTGTTACTTCCCTATACTGGCCATTATCAGTAATAACGAACATCCCATTATAGTAGTCGTCAATAGTTATTAGGCTCCCAACTGTTACACTAGCTGGACTAACTACTGTATTATCATTAGAGCTGGAAGCTGTAAAATAAAGTAGCCTCTTCGGTATGAAGGAGTACCAAACTCTTAGAGTCCCACTATTATCTTTAGAGGGCATAATGAGCTTATTACGCTGTATGGTGTATCTCCTACTATCGTAAGTCGCCACCTTATCTAGCACATACTGATACCTGTTCTCAAACTCTATAGGGACAGTATCATAAGGGGTGTTAGCCCCATTACTTATATCCTCAATAAAGCTGACACTTTCTATTCCTCTTGGTAAGCTATAGTACAACTCCCCAGTTAGGCTTACATCCAAATAGGTTAAGAGAGAATCCTTTCTGATTCCCATCATTTTAGAAGCCACCTTATTACTGGCCTCATTAATATGGTCAAGAATCTTATTAATATCCGTATTACCATGAGAACGATTCTCACCAATATGGTCCCTAACTCTATTTATTAAATCACTTAATTGGTATAGCATAAATTACCTCGGCAAGTTAGTTTTGCCACTATTATACCCTAGGGCACGTCCTACTCTTTGGAACAACCTCTTACTGTTGCAGCAAATATAATTAAACTCTTCTAGTTCTTTTTTATCCTTATTGTTCTTAACCTCTTCCCTTTTTTCCCGTAACTTCTTGTAGAAGAGTCTACTGTTCTGGAAATACTCCAGAGTTTGTTTGACATGAATAACGGTTCTGTTATCTACTGGTCGAAAGCTCCCATCGGGTTCTTCTATCCACATGAAGAATGTATTAAACCCATGCTTGTTGGTAACAGTTAAGAAGAACCTCTCCTTAGAAGGTGCGAAATAAAGATAATAGGTTAAACTCTTTTCTTTAGCCACCCTATTTATTTCTCTCATAAAGGGATTGTTCGCTATAAAATTGGGGGGGATATCAAAATCCCCCTCCACAAAATCATTATAGTTCACCCTATTAGCAGTTTTGTCAAGCACTTTTCTTCCTCCCAATAACTGGGATAGCCCAAACCATGTAGCGTTCACTAGCATTACTTGACCTCACATCTATTAGGCACTCATCCCATTGGCCTACAATAACCTTACCAACCGAGCTAGCCCCTGCGTCGGCAAAAGCAATTGTTACCTCCCTATTAGTAGAAGGCGCAACACTTATGGCTGCACTACTGGCAAGAGCAAAGTAATCTGTCCTAGTGATACTAAGAACATTAGTACTGCTCCTAGCAACAGAGATTATAGCTCCATAGTTAGTGGTTGCCTCCTTATAGACTACAACAATCTTGTTATGGTCAATAACTTTAAGCTCCGGTATACTAGAAGCAGCCGTAACCAGGTGTTTCTCCGTACCTTTTGTTGGAGTAGTAGTACTGATGGTCGCAATAACTGCGTGGACCACACTATTGTCTACCCACCCTATTGCGACTACATCCGTAGTTACCTTATCAATACTAATAGATGTCGCCGCTCCAGCTGTGCCAGCAAAGCTTACAGCCGTCCCCATACTCACAACACCAGTAGCGGAGACTGTCCCACATACTACAGTCAAAGGGTCATTGGAGGCTGTATCATCCTGGTAGGCAATAGTAATATCCCCAGTATCATTACTTGTGGATGCAGGGTATTTTACTGCTGTAGCAGCCTTCATTACAACCGCGGTTCCTGGTGTCCCAATTACTGCTGCCGAGAAAGTAGCAGCCTTAATATACCCGAATGTATCCCCGTCTATTACATAAGTTAACGCTAAGACTGTACTCCTTGGCATACATATCGCAGTACCTACGTTCTTTGTACAGGCTGCATCCGTAAACTCTACCTCCGTCCCCATGGTGATGGTAGTGCCAGAAACTGTCCCAATCCTTACACAAGCATAATCATCCCCAACGTCATCTATATAACCAACAGCAAAGCTAGTTGAGCTAATCTTACAGACTGAAACATCAGTAGTAGCACCGGCATTTACTGTTACCGCACTCCCTGCTTCCCATACTCCAGAACTAGCTATTGTTAATGCATATGCAACTAAATTGGTTGCATCAAACAATACTACCACCTTCAATGTGTCACTAAGGCTAATTGTTTTAACTAAGGTTGTTGTAGTCCCACAGAGTTCAGCCTCAGTAACAGGGAAATTATACCCCTTAATGATATTATCTGTTCCTTCAATATACATCCCTCTGCCTTCTAGATGTAATACTAAGTCTTCTTTCTTAAACACACTACTAGGTTTTCTTAGCAAAGGATAGTTAGCCACCGGAGCTGCAGCACCATAGTAAAGGACTGGCTCCAGCTTATTGAAGGGTATCCCATAAATTCCAGTTTCACTCATTTTTTTCCCCTCTCATTATTAGGCTTGAGCCACACTTATGGCCATAGGATCATTAGCTACACGTAACACATAGGCTTCGAAAGCAACACTGGTGGAGGTACTCCTTATGTCTATAGTCCTACCACTTAGGGAGACTCCACTTTTTCTTCTAGTCGTCCCGTTATTATACACATAACATCCTTTATCCTTGAACAAAATTACAGCCTCCCTACAGTTGTTCCAAGGTAATACGGGTTGTGTAGCCATCTGAGTGTTAGCACTTGCATGTGTAGTCCCGGTTATTTTCTTACTCTGGAACTTACCCAGGCTTACTTCTCTCTTACTAAGGATATATCCCGCAAAGCTTATACTAGCCGTAGTGCTTCTAATATCAATAAGATTGTTCTTCCATACTCCTGGTTGCTCAGTTAGGTAGTTGCTATTCCCTGCGTCTGCATAAAGAAGAAGAATATCAGTACTGTTCATAGCCACAACATTGCAGTAGATAGATTCTGCTTCTACCCCAGGATCGGAGTAGCTAGCAACTGTTACTGTATTCCCACTTATGGTTATCCTAGTAACATAGAGATAATTACTTTTGCTTGTATTCTCATAAGCTGCAACAACCTTATTATTAGTAAGATAATCCATGGTAAGATAAGCAGTGTTGCTAGCAGAAAGATGTGCTTCATCCCCCCATTCTAAATCCCTATCCCCATTATCTGTAATAGCCGCTCTTATGTGTGCCAAACTATTATCTATCCACCCAACTACTATAGTCCCATCACCTTTGCTGATACAATTAATACTTGTAGCCGCATAAGCGTGATATGCAAGATTTTGCTTATTCCCAACATTTATCGTAACCCCATCTGAGTAGAAGGTATTGGAGCAGACCGGGTCATCTGGGTCTAAAGAAGCTTGGTAGGATACCACTAAGAGGTTGGGTTTATAGTTGGCTAGGCTGAAATAATATCCCATCTGGTCAAATATCTGGGTATCAATAATTTCTGTCAACCCAGTATCATCCCTACCAACTAATTTTATCACACAATCACTATTGGTGTCAGTAAAACAAACTCCTATACTATCTTTACTAAACCCAGCAAGGCTAGTCCCATAATCCCTTGCTTGTCCTAAACTAATAGTACTAACAACCTTTACTAGGCCATCATTATCTATAGTAACCAGTCCTAGGTAGGCGTTATTATCATTAGCATTAAACCAGCTTATTCCCACTTCTCCACTAGGAAGTGCACTAATATCTATGCTTCCCACATCAAATGCGCACAATGTAACCATTAGGTTCCAAGTAACATTGCCTCCCCTCCCTATAATACCACCTCTGACAATAAGTCTATCATCACTAGTGTTAAGGACCTCAACAATTTTGGTATTCCCAACCTTTACTGCCTTAACAAGGGTGGGAGCCATATCACTGGAGGCATCATCTTGCTGGGTGGCTTCATCTTCATTGAACTGAAAACCTTCTCTATGCATAGCCTGAAAGTAGATACCCTTCTGAACGAAGCCGAAGGGAAAAATATAATCCTCTCCCCAAGGGTTTTCCTTCTTAGTTCTCATACTTTCATCTGTATTGGCTGATGTAGTACCAGTAAGGTAGAAGTTTTTCAGTCTATTAAAGTAACTCATTTTTTTACCTTTCTAAAATTAATAGACGCTCTTCATTATGGAAAGGAGGGTGGTATGGCACCCTCCTATTTATGTGAATTATCCCTATCCATACCTAGGGGTTCTTCTTACAACACTATTTCTTCCCAAACAAAGCTGAACAACAGAGCTGCTGTAGTAGCCGTAGTGGTGTAAGTCATAAGGCTACGGTCAGGCTGAAGAATAATCCCCCCATCAATGTTATACACAAAAGGTCCAGTTGCATTCACAAGGTTAGTAGCCCCAATACCAAGAGCTCCAACCATTCTGGTAAGAATAGGTGTTGCAATAGTAGCCCCGTCGTCGGCATACAATCCTGTAGTTAAAGCATTAGCAGCACCGTAGTTACAATTACGTATAGTCAAAGCCGCTGCAAACCCTGTATCATCGGACTCCATCAGACCAATAGCCCCATCATCGGGACCAGCCACAGCCAATCCGTAGCTAAACTGATGGACTATCGCAACCCTATTAGAGCCTGCAGGATTACAGATACCCAACCCAGTCCAGGTAGTAGCAAGAGCAGCTGTCGTCGCTACTGCGGCCTGACTACAAATACTAAACAACCTTCCTTCCATTGCAGCTCTCTGCATTTTACCCACAGTACTAAGAGCTCCAAATTCATCAGCTACTGCAGGAACTATAGCACCACCCCTAACCTGGGCAATACCACCACTACGAAGATAAATAGGGTCCAAAGTTATACTCCTTTTTTATGGTTTAAGAATAAGAAAAACTTTTTACTTTTTAAAAAGTTCTACCCTAAACTACACGGCTAATATCCCTTAGGGAACCAACCTTACTTCTGTTCTTCAGTACAAAGTTAAAGAACCAAGCGTATTCCGCAACCCAGTTAGCGTATCCAGCAACTTTCTGCAGAATCCCAATGTCTCCCGGAATCCAGTCCGCTGCTTCGCTCTCTTCTATGTACAACGCCTCAGTGTCAATAAACTCCATTCTTCCCTCAGGATAAATAGGATCGGAAAGAATCGGGATACCTTTAAAGGTGGGACCTTCCCACAATCCGGCTGCATCCACCTTCCCAGGATTAACACTGATGCTCATACTATCACAGAGTTCCACATAAGTCTCTTCAGTATCAACTCCACAGAAGATAAGATTGGGTTTACCCCCACCTTTCTGGGTGATATCCTTGTAGACCTGATTCATTCTTACTCTGGTCAAAGCCTCAGCTGTTCCAGGAGTGGAACCATACCTTACGAAAGCCTTCCAATCCGGGTAGGTAGTAGTAGAGAGATTCTCAAATGTAACTGCTACCGTCCCATCGTCTATCAGCAACATAAGACCCTGAGCTTCATAGTTGGTAGACGCCTCACTGGCTTTGTTCCCAGCAAGGTACATGTAATCCCCGTCTGCGATGCCAGTCATAGCATCTGTAGCCGGTAGTGTGATGGTAGCACTAGTACTGCCACTCCCCCTAGTGAAGCTCTCAACCGTGCAGACACCAGAAGCATCACCAGCACTAGACCGTAATGTGGTACCACTAAAGAAATTAACCCTCATATTCTTGGAGACAAACAAATCTCCGTTGCCGTCATTAGCAATACCAAACGCGTTATCGAGCGTAATAACTTGTCCAGCTACCGCTCCATCTACCTGGGCAAGAATAGCGTTCCCATCCCCCATAATCATTCTATTAAGATGTCTAAGCCAGCTATTCATTGTGGTCTGAGTTACCTGGGCTACCGCAGGATTAAAACTCGCCCTATCACCTTCACTCTGCTTCATGAGCTGCATACTAAGCTGCATTGTAGCAAAGTGATAGCTAAGAGCAACCCTTGCTCTCTGATAATCACCAGCATCAGGGATCGGCATAGCCCCATTCTCACCGCGGCTACCCACTGAGCCCATATAATCAAATTCTACCGGAATATAAGCGTAGTTCCCAGCTACGTGTTCGCTTCCAAACTTAACTACAGCCTCATCCAGGAAGACATTCTTCCTCTTTCTTGCCTGTTGAATAACCGGAGTGTACCACTCCTTTATAAAATTACTATAATCACTAAGAATAACGGTGTCTGTAGCTCCCATTTTAACCTTTCCTTATAATTTTTATGCCCCTCTAAGGGTTCGAGACTTACTAAAGAAGTCCCGTCCAGCTTTGGTGGCTGCCTCAGTATCCGAGAGTTTAACAGTTGGGTCTGGCTTACTTACTTCAGCCCTCGGAATACCTCCGCCGCTACCACTTGGGAGAACCGGATCAGCAGGTTTGGTATATTTTGCCTTCCCCACCAGTTTTTCCACTCTCTCATGCTGGGCTGAGACTATTTTTTGTATCTCTCCCTTAGTTGGGACTCGTTCATTTTGAGTAAAAAACACATATAGGGCGTTCTTAACTGATTGGTCATCCACTAATGGGTAGGAAGAAGCCAGTTTTAAGGCATAATCCAGACTTTCATCAGCATCCTTTTTTAAAGACTTGCTGTTAATAGCCTCAGTTTGACCCTTTAACCCTGAGATAGCCTCTTTAAGCTCGGCCAACTCCTGTCTGAGAGCCACAACTGTTGGGTCTTGCACCTTACCTGGCTCACTAACCTTGCTGACCTTAGCGAATTCACTCTGGTAACTAGCCCATTCCGAAGGATCGTGGGTCTTATACCAGTTCACATCCTTCTCAAAAGCCTCTTTGGAAGTGCTTAGGGCTGCCATTTTCTGGTTAAGCTCGTCACTTTCCTTAGCTAGCCTTTTCTTCTCCTCAGCAAGGGTTTCGGTTTTCTTATGGTAGTCCTTTAAAGTGTTCTTCTTAGTATTATCTAAGTCCTCTAAGAAGGATACAAGCCTCTCAGGGGAGAGTTCTTCCCCATCTACCACAAAAACCTCAACCTTCCCCCCATCTACTTCCTTAATAACCTTTTCAATTTCCATACTATCCTACTCTCTAAAAATAGTAGTGCCCTCTTACTGAGGTTGAGTCCCCGATTTGGGTCCTGTCTCACTAGTGGGTTGACCACTGATGGCTGCAAACAACAACTGCTGGTGCTCCATTCTGTGTTGTACAATCCTCCCTTCTACCTCTGGACTTACCTTTCGTAACCCTCTTACTTCTGCGCTATTAAGTAACTCCTCATGTACCTTCATATGAATAAAATGGTTCTCCCATTCCCTTGCATTAACCACCTCATTAGGACTGTCCATAAGTAGGTCATTCTCCTCCAATGCTATATCTCTCTGCGTATCGTCTTCACTATATATTTGGGAGGGTAAGGCAAATTCTAGCATCTTCCTTACCTGGGTAGGGTCTGGTCTGCCGAAGTTATCCACAATTAGCCCATTCTGAGCAAGACCTAGAATAAGCTGTTCTACTTCACCCCTTCTTCTTAGATGCTCATCTATCATCCTAACACTTATCCTAGCTCTACTATCTAGCATAGCCCCAGTAAATTTCTCTATCCTTCTCTTACGTCCACCCCCTATGTATTTGACAAGCATAGGTAATGACACTTTCTCAGCTGCTATCTTAAGAATCTTTAACCCCAGCTCCTTATAGGATTCCTCAAAAAATGCATCTATTGTCCCTAGTGGGGTCATATCCTCCTCACTGAGCTTATCCAACCCTAGAGCACTTCTAACATTAGGAGTCCCCGTTCCTTTTGATACACTATGCAGATTCTGTATATCCTCCAATAGTTTGTCTAGGACAAGTAAATGGTTCACCTCATAATGTGGCAACGCAGTAACCTGGGACTGATGTGGCTCGTAGCCTTGCTTATAATTAATAACCTCCCCACTAAGGTCATCAACACTACTTACCCCAGAACCGATTGGATTCATCCATTTCTTATGTCCCATATTAGAGATGTTCTCCATTATTATGGAGGCAACCTCGTTAATGTCCTTCTGTATTGGGATTTGGTCCTTAATTGGTGGGTCACTCCAGAACTCTCCCGGAGCTGCTGGACCCCATCTATAATGGACTAAGGGATAACTTTCTAAACTCTTATACATCCAGTCACCCTTATACAATACTACATCCCCACAGCTTATTACTATCAGCCCTTTCTCATTCTCTCCATTTGGTTTCTGTAAATAAACCTTCTCAGTAGCACCCTCCATGAGTTTACCAGAATTATTAGACGTCAAAGAAAGGGCTGATAGGTCAAATGCACTAGCTGTCTGCTTGAAGTGTTCCGGTTTAACCTTATTCCCATTCTTGTATTTTCTAAAATAATGTAAGGGTCTCCAAAAGGATAGAATAATCTCTGTTTTTTCATCCAACTCATCGGGGCTATTATCACATAATACATTGTGAGGGAGGAGTATCTCATGTCCTACGTCGATAACACTTTTATACTCAGTCTTAACTTTCCCCGTCTCAGGGTCTATAAGGTCCTGCCCATCTTCGTCCTTCTGCACAATGGGTGTCATCTTCTCGTTATTGTTATAATCCCTTATGTAACTGAAGCAGTTGCCAAAGTCAGCACAATAGGAGGCAATCAAAAATCTCTGCATCTTCCACTTGTTTTCTTCGGCATTACCAGCTAGGAAAGCCTTCCCAGCCTGAGCAGCAACAAGGTCGTCATTAGTTGTACCTAACGGTTCTATGTCCCACTCAGGGCGGACCACCGCTATCCTGGGAACCATCTGTTTCTTCCAGCTCCCTATTTTGTTGACCTTTGCTCTTTTTCTACCCTCCGGTAATGCTGGAGTCACCAGTAACTCGTGGTCCCTATCAATTACTGCATAATGAATCCCACGGGCAAAAGCAGAACAGACTAACCATAATAACCTGGTGTCCCTACTTTGGTTTAAGAACTCTGTGTATAAAGTATTAATATTATAGGTAAGAACCTTATCCTCATCCTTCTTAGATAGGGTCCCCCTAACTTTTTCTAAGCTATTCATTCTAAGGTACTCCTCTTAAGGATATCTAACTCCTTGGAGCTTGCATAACCATTACTTAATACCCTATCATAGAGGGTATCATTTTTTTTAGTAGCAGTAACATTCTTGACGATAGTACCTACCTTACCATATACCTCATCTATTTTCTCTTCTATTGGGAACTTCGCCATTGGAATTAATCCAAAGATTCTACTTCCCACTAATAGGCCAAATCCAAACATTAGAATCCAGCTAATCATAATCATCATATACTTAGTCCCATCTCAATGAATCTACCATTACTAACTTTGTTCCTACTCATTTTCTCTCTAACCTTCTCTATGAAGGTCTGCTCCTTAGGTGTGTCAGGGAACTTATACAAGTTACTTATTTCTACCGCTGCATATCTTGTGGCATCAGCCCCATGGTCCTTCTGCCCATCTTTGGGTTTACCATTTTTATCATTGACACAATTTTTAATATCTTCAATAACATTGACACACCTAGGATTAAAGGTGCTAAGCTTATTAGTGAAGAGCCAATTAAGTAAGTCAATCCCAAGGTCGAGGGTATTATTCCCAGGGGTGAGAATTATTTCAAAACCTCTCTCAACAGATCTGTCTAAAAAAACATCTATGATTGTCTTTAATGGTTCGGACTCACTAGTTCTGGGAAGGTGTCTCCTCATGGCAGGGTCACAATAGTAACCTTGTATCTTTTGTCTATCTGTAGTATTCCATAATAGCCCCGCACTTCTACCCCTTACTACAGCGTGATACTGTAATGTCTCATCTACTGCTTTTACTACCTCCCCAATACTTGTGGCTTCCATATATACTTCATCATAAACATGTAATAGGTTCCTCCCGGGGTTGGAGGGGTCTGGATAGACAACCATGAAAACAAATGCTGTTGGTTTCCTTTCTCCATAATCCACACCGATGTAGGTAGGGTAGTCTGTGGGTGGCCAATAATCTTTCTCCAACACCAGGTCTTGGTTCCATTCAAAAGTGGAGCCCTCCATAGTCCCCCATTCACCCATCATGTAGTGGCGAGCTTTCTTATTACCTTTCCCACCGTACTGTCTCTCCATATTTTCTATATACCCAGGGGGGAGGTTGGCAGCATTATCATACACACTACTATGGATGGTAAGATAATTAGGGTCGAACTTCTTTCTTTCTTGCTCAAACTTATTGGTTAATCTTTCTTCGTTCTTCCCCCATTTATCGTAGACCCAATTACCACAGGCGTTAGCAATAGCGAAGGCACTATGAAAAAGGACAGGGTTATTAGTTAAAGTCCTAGTTCTTCTTAACCTACCCAGACTTAGCTCGTCCCAAACATCTTCTGGAACCTCCTCTACTTGCTCAAACCCGGCAAAGCCTAGGTTCATACTCTTGAAGCGTCGTCTTTCTTCTAATGGGACAAAATGTAATACACTCCCATTTATTAGAGTCAGCTTAAAGTTTTTCAGACTCTGTATCCAGCGTTCGTCTATTAATTCGAAGAAGTCCATCATAGTGGTGTTCTCTAAATCGGTACGAGAGAACCTGCCTAATACGCCAACATTCCCGGATAACGCCCCAAAGTAGGGGGTATCCGTACATAGGAATAAGGTTCTTATTACTAAGCCAAGGGATTTACCAGAACCATAACCACCTATTCCTAAAGGACACCTTGCTCTGGTGGTGGCGAAAATTCTTTGGTGTTCGTGTAATTTTGGGAAGTCAAAGAATTCTGATACTTCCTCCCTAGACAGAGACTTCATAACCTAGTCCTCTTCATTCTCGTTTTCCAGCTCTTCTTCTAACCTAGCCAAATCCTCTGCTTCTTCAAGAAGAAATTCTTCCTCCCCATCCTTTTGATAATCCTTAGTATATTGCATAAAAGGGTCTTTACTCGGGTCATAACCTATGTCAGCCACCCTCATGGTGACAGCCTGTTTAATTTCTACCTCATCCTTGGGTTTGTGCCCAGCCCTATTGAGTATATCCATTGCTATAGACGACCTAATAGATGGAGCTGTCTGCTCGTTGTTCATCAATTGTATTAGAATCTCCTGAGCATTGATAGACTCTTCCATTATTCTTTTCTTAACAATTGCAGTCTTACTAATAGCTAAGCCTTGTCTTTTTCTGTCCAACTCCTCAAATAAAGTCCGAAACTCTGTCTTATTCCACAGCTTAGATACCATCCCAACCCCTACAGACAAATACTTTGCTGTCTGAACCTGGTTCATCCCGTTCAGAAAACATATCATAACCATCCTATGGGCAGGGCGTAATTCTTTTAGTCTCGGATCATCTAGATAGGCTTTATCATCTATCTGGCCAATATCGTTGGTTTCCATAAAATAGACCTTTTGATAGGATAAGAAAAAAACTCTTTACAAAGTAAAAAGTTTAACTTCTAGTTTATGTAAGGGAAAAAAGTAGGGAAGTTTAATAAGTAGAATTTTCTGGAAGGTTCAAGGGGCGTAGCTCCTTATAAGAAATATACCATTTTGGCAAGGGGTTTGTCAAGTGTTTTTTTCAAGTTTCTCAATATTACCCAAGAGTAAAATAGCAATAATCCTATGTAACTTTTCACTAGGTGAAATTTTGGGAGAGAACGACATCTCTCCCCCCTGTCCTAGCTCCTAAATAAGCCGCTTGGGGAAACACGGGTAGTGCCTTAGACTATGGTAACAGGTTACTTTTAAGACTGCGATAAACAAGAGAGAAGAAAGAAACGAGACAGAGACAGAGAGAAGGAATGTAAGGGATAATTAGTTATCGCATTATGCCAAAAAGAAAGGGTTAGCCTAAACTAACCCATTCCTTTTATTATCACTTATCCTTCATTGCTTTTCCCCTTTACGGTTGACTCTGTTAGAGTAAAGAGGATAGTTTTTTAGGCTATCCTCTTTTTACCTTCCCCTGATAGTTACATAGTAACTATTTACTTTTTAGACGTCCTCTCATAGTTAATAATGCTTTCCAGAGAGACATTCTTGACTTCCATCCCAAAAAGGTGTTTCGGGAGAACAGCATCATTATTAGGCTCGCCCGCATCATTGTAAGTACCGCCATACTCCAAGTACTTTTTCTTACCACGACCTTCAGGAGTGATACCACCGACACCTTTAGGAATGCCGAGAGAATCTTTGACAGATTCAAGAAAAGTAGCACGAGCAAGCACCTTGAAACTATCAAGAGCAAGAGTATAAACACTCTTACCAATAGACTCAATAGTCTTACGGGAAGCCTTAACAATTTCTTCCGGAATCTCTACTGACTGTCCTTTGAAAACAAGCTTGATTTTCGGATTTTTGTCCTTATCCGTATAAGGCCTAATCTCCATATTGGGATAAAGAGTAAGAAGCTTGTCCTTGTACTCAAGCAGGGTAGTGTCGGTAACTTCGTTCATGGTAAGGATGTTACCATTGACGGTGAATTGCTCTTTGCTCTGTTCGGTAGCCATTGTAAGCTCCTTGCCAGTCTGACTGGCTTGATAATGGTTATTAAGTTGTGAAAGAACAAGTAAGGTGACGATGTTTAACCTTACTATTATCTAAAATAATATCTTTATTATGGAAAGTCAAGTATTATTTTACACTTTTCTATAAAAAAAGACTCTTTTATTTAGGGAGTCTATAGAATGGTGACAAGTAACTCTTAACTATGGAAACTATAGGAAGGCCAGGATATATATTAGTTTTTTGGAATGTTGTTATAATACACTAATAAACTATACCTCTATAGTAATGAATACTTTGTCCATTTTGGTCACAGTGTATATCTTAATAATACTATGTTGCTTCCCACAATTTAAGGAATTAGAGAAAAAAAGGTTTCTTACGAAACCTGTAAAAGAAAGTACTTCCTTTTTGTTCACAAAAATACCCTATACACTAAGGTAAACAACATAAAAATTTGTATTATTTATAACCCTATATCTCCCATACACTTACATACAAGTCACCAAAAAATGTAATAAAACTCAAAAAATGGCCTCCCCTAAGTCTATGCAACACAATATCTTCCATCATTCAAGCCCTGTTTTTTGTAACTACATGCGGCATAATGACTTTCATTTTTCAAGGGCAAGGTTGACACGGAGAAAAGACTCCGTGGGATATTCAAATAATAGTTTCATTCTCGCGAGAAAGTTTTAGTAGTGAGAGTTATAGTCTATAGTTTCTATCTTGTAAGTTGTTGTGTCCCTCCCTTTTAATAATATTATATATTTATTATATATATAAATATAAAAGAGAAAAAACATACAACAAATACTCCTAATTTACTAGCATAAATTATCGCTAAAAAATTCTCTCCAAATATCACTCCCTGAATGAACCTAACCCCTGATTTTTCTATCTTATTGTTACACATACACTTCCATCATTCAAGCCAGGAATGATGTATGTCGCTCCGCGACATATACTTATAGACATAAAATTTTTGCTATTTATTACAATTTATCCCTCTTTTCTTCTTTCCCCTTGCCCTATAACACTTTACAAATAATACCATTTTTCCCCAAATACTACCCATATTTGAATATGTTGCTCCGCAACATTTTAGAAAAACAAACAAATTTTTATTAATATTAACATTTTCGTATCAATATAAATACTTAAGTCATTGCCCTTAAACATTTTACCCATGAAAAAATAATACATTTTTTCTTGCTTTTTCCACAGAATTGTGTATATTTGTATTATAAATGCTCCGCATTTAGGAAAAAAATACTTTTTACTCCTAAAATGTTTGCTCCGCAAACATGGAAAAGACAAAAATAGAAAACACCTATCTAATGATAATATACCTTATATAGGGAAAAACTTTTTAGCTACTTTGTACCATAATAAACTTTTCACTTTGTAAAAAGTTATGGCCTATCGGCCATAGGAAAAGAACCTTCCTAAAACCCTAATCAAGAGGTTCCCCAAAATGAACAAGCCCATCACAGAAGAGAGTATCAAAAAAGTGTGTGACACCTTTTTAAGTGTAGCAACCTTATTACAATGGGACGCAGAGCAGAAGGCAGCCTTAAAGGAAGTTATCCGCATAGTAGAAGAAAGACAAACACTTCTTAAGTGTTTGGATAATCAGAAAGCCATGATAACAGAACTCAGACTAAGTTACCAGAACGCCGTCACTATGATTCACAGCTGTAACGAGATGCTCAGACTAAAGGATGAACTCTACAAGAATAAGGGGTGAGAAAAATGAAGATTAAGCTCAGAGGTGGTTGGCTCTTCTGTGGGGTGCTGTGCAAAAAGAATAGAAACTTCTCATTATACAGTGGATACAAATGTGGTATGCTCGATCTGGGGTTGGTATACATTGGTTGGGTATTCTAATAATAAGGAGAAGTAAAAATGACTAAGCACAAAACCTTGACACACGCCCACGGTTTAAGACAAACCCTCAAAGTGGACGGGTACTGGTTTGTTATCAGTGTCCTGAATAGGAGATGCAGTAGAAAATGTGTAGCAGGTTCAGTTGTGATAGGTCACAGACTTTTTTGGTAAAGTAACAACACTAACAGTGCCAAGCTTGTAGCTACTAAAAAAAAATGGGGACTACTAACAATAGTCCCCATAGCCTTTTTATTACACTTCCTAATAGGAGTTACATCATGAGTATGGATTATCTTGAAATCGGGAGTAGTCCTACCAGTGAGAATTGTGCCCAGGTAGGAGCCAAGGACTACTATGAGCAAGCCTTCAAGGAGATGAGAGCATTCATAAAGCAGTTACGACGACTGTTTGGGGAAGAACCCGAAGGTGCGAAACTATCCATAATGGCTTTCCCCCATGATTTTGGCACCTACCATGAGGTTGTATGTCACTATGAGGATACCATAAAGGAAGCGGTAGACTACGCTTTTAAGGTAGAAAACTATTGTCCAGAATCCTGGGATGAAGAGAGCTTATTGGAGCTGGGCCTAACTATTAATAACAAGGAGAACCAAGATGCAACCGACTCACCCGTTTCTTGTCTTTGTTAGCGATTCCGAAGGGAAGGATTGTCTTAACTGGTATGAGACAGAAAAAGAAGCGAACGACTCTGCTAAGATGGCCTGTGAAGAGGGAGAAGCAACAATTGTTTATGTGCTAAAAGTTATTAGCTACGCCAACCCTTTCTATGACACCCTTTTATAAGAAAGATGAGGATTTCTAACATGTGCTTAACAAAGGCTAAGAAAAGTTATATTAATAAGACCCCACTAACAGTATGGAAGGTCTTTCTTTTTGAAAACAACAAGCTTTTTGGGGGCTGTTTTAATGGACACGAATTCCATATTGGGTTGAACACGGATATTAATGAGGAACCCATTATGGATGATTTTGGTTCTTACTATCCTGCAGGTTTCCATGTACACACAACAAAGAGGTCAGCAAAAAGATATTGATAAGGAGAACTAATTTTAATGAAAACAAGCTTATTCTACCCAATTGCTTTGTATTGCTTATCTTTGGCAGAAGCTCCGATTTGTAAAATTCCCACCATTAGTAAAAACTCCTT